TGCTTCGCTGCCTTGATGGCAGACGACGCAAGACTACTCGCCGCCGATACGATCTGCCCAACACCAGCGGCAAGACCCTTTACCATGCCCTTGATGATGGCTCCAGCCAGACGCCCACCAGCAGCACCAAGCTCCGACGAGTGCTTGTCGATAGCCTGAGATATCCCGTTGATGAAGCTCAAGATCATCTTCACACCAGCGTCAATGACGCGGGAAAGATTCTTGCTGATGCCATTCATGAAGGCCACGATGACGTTAGTAGCCGCCGTGATAACCCTGCCCAGGTTGTTGGCGATACCCTGGAGAATACCCGTCAGAAGTCGAAGACCAGCATCGACCAGTTTCGGTATGTACTTGGCCATCGTCTGAACCAGCATTACCAGCAGCTTGTACAGCGTCTGAACGATCTTCGGCGTCAGAACTGCGATCGCGTCGATCAATGACAGAAGTACAACCGTGATGGCCTTGGTGATTGCCGGTCCGCCTGTCGCTATTACTGCAGCGAAAGCGATAATGCCCAAACCGATCTCTTCCATAACCTTCGGAATAAGACCGATCAAAGCACTGACGATGCCGATGACGGCCGCTGAACCAGCAGCACCCGCTACCGCCAAAGCTGTGAGACCGCTAGCGAACAGGAATATGCCCGCTCCGGCCAACAGCATACCGGCGCCCAGAAGAGTCACTGCAAATCCCAGAGCGACCATTACCGGGATAACCGGAGTAAGCAGCAAAGCTGCCGCACCGAATACCACGAATACGCCAGCCAGCATGAGAAGACTCTTGCCGATCTCCGTCCAAGACATCTGAGAGAATTGCTGGAGAACTGGTGCCAGAATTGCCAGAGCACCAGCGACAATGATCACCGCAGCTGCACCAGGAATAGCTCCTGACATGAGGAACAATGCCCCAGCGATGATCCCCAACGTACCGGCCAACAGAGTCATCGACTTTCCGATGTCCTCCCAGGAATACTGGGCGAACTTGGAAAGTACCTTCGCTATCTGCTGGAGAGCCAGTGCTGTGATGAGAATTCCAGCCGCGGCAAGTGGAGCCGTCGGAGGAATCACGTACAGCGCTGCCGTGATGATCGTGAGTGCCCCGAGCATTACGGTGAGACTCTTGCCGATCGCACTCCAAGAAAGTGCTGCCATTTTGGCAAGTGCGTCCGCTACCATCCCCAGAGAAGTGGCGATGATCAGAACCCCGGCTGCTTGCAGCGGTGCAGTTGGCGGAATGAACATCAATGCCGCAGTGATGATCGTAAGAGCGCCGGCCAGAGTCACAAGACCCTTGGCTATCTCGCCCCAAGACATCTTCGACAGATCCTTGACCGCACTGGCGAGGATCTTGATCCCTGCCGCCAGCAAGATGATCCCTACACCCTGGGCGATACCGCCCGCGTCCGCCTTTGCGAACATGGTGAAGAGAACAAGCGCCCCAAGAAGCGAGCCGACCCCTACAAGACCCTTGGCCAGATTATCCCAGCTGAGACCAGAAAGGTCAGTTACAGCACTGACCAAAATCTTGATGGCCGCAGCGAGAGCGATCAGTCCTAGACCGGTAGAAATCATTCCACTGGGGTTGGGCATGAGCTTGAGCGCACCCACAACCAGACCCATGGTGACCGCCAGGCCGGTGAGACCCTTCGACAACCCATTCCAATCCAGGCCGGACAACTGCTTGACTGCCTGGACGAGAATAAGAACAGCACCCGCTAGAAGGATCAGTGATCCCATCACGAACGGAAGCTTGGCGAATCCTGCGGAACCGATGAACTTCTGGAATACAGCAAGAGATCCCAGAAGCTGACCGAACAGTACGGTGATTGCAGCGCCGGCCTTGGCGAGATCGTCGGGATTGATCTTGGCCAGGATGCTCAGGGAGACTGCCAGAACTCCGATGGCGAGAGCGATCTGAAGAAGCGTTGTGGCCTTCAAGGTGGTCTGCATGGTGGAGAATACGCCAGTCATGCGTTCGAGTCCCTCGGAAATGGCATCGAAAACCCCGCCGGCTCCTCCGCCGAAGGTGGTGAGGAACTTCTTGACGATGAGGAACAGACCGCCGAGCAAACCGGTGTTGAGGCCCGCGAAGAGCGTCTTGAAATCGAATCCCTCGAACATCGTCGAGACGTTGATACCAACGCCCTGAAGGACTCTGGATATCCTGTCACCGAGCTTTGAGAAGAAAACTCCCACGTTCTGCATTACCGTGAGAGTCTTTTCCCAGACCTTCGAGACTAGTTCGCCCAGGTGCCCGAGAGGCTCAAGCTTGGAGGATATGTTGGCGACGCTCTTCTCGACTCCCTTGGAGTCGGTGCCCTTGAACAGAGACCCCAGGAATCCCGCGAGCTTCTGGACAAGTTTGATCGGGATAGTGAGAGCAGTCTCGAGCCCCTTGAAGAAGTTCGTTATGCCCTTGCCTTCCCGGATACCGTTCCGGAGTGCGACAAAGAAGTCACCGAGCTTGGCGGTGAAGTTGAGGAAACCGCCGGAGCCCTTAGTGGCTACTCCGACCAAGTCAAATATAGTGCGAGCCACGGCCTTTACAACATCGACCGCGATTCCAAACACCGCGAAGACCCCCGCAAAGGTCCTCTTCAGTTTGTCAGCTGTGTCGCTCCCAATCTTGAGCTTGGCGGTGAAGTCTCGGAACGACTTCGACAAATCGGCAAGCTGTTTGCCGGTGGTCGCCGGGAATATCTCCCGGAAAGCATCCTTGATCGGTTTGATGACCGAACCCAAGGCCTTGATCGAGTTGGATATGGAGTCGATCAGAGCAGTTCGGCCGCCCTGCTTCTTCCAGTCTGCCAACATCTTATTGCGGGCGTTAGACGAGCTGTTGACCATCTTACCGATGGCGTTGCTGACACCGGTGAAGAGTCCCTTGGCTTCGGTGAAGTCACCGAAAATGATCTGCCAAGTAGCTGACCACCCAGATCCGATAGCTTCCTTCGTGGTGTCCATCAGCTGGGTGAATGTCTTGACCTGAGTTGCCGACTCCTTGGCAACCTTGGCCTGGGCTTGAATGGCCTTGATCTCAGACTTGTTGAAGCCCTCAGCCTTTAGTTGCGCGTTGGTCAGATCGCCCGTGAACTGTGCCAGCGTGTTAGTGAGAACCTTCGAGGTCAGCCACGATTCCTTGCCGGGCTTTGCTGATATGGAATCGTGGAACGACTTGCCGGCGATGCTGACATTTTTCATGGGCCCGACAAGCTTTACGGCGCCATCGTTGAGCGTTCCCATTTTCTCGGCGGTCAGGGCTAGAGCCCGCTGGAATACCGTACCGCCCATACCTGCATTGACTACAGACATCCAGTCAACCAGGCCCACTTTTCCTGAGGATATCGCCTGGGATAGCTGGTACATGGCTCCGGCAGCCTGTTCAGCATTTGAGCCAGACAAAGCTGCCAGGTTGGCGATACCCTTGATCGCCGAAGTCGACTCCTTGAGACCTACACCGGCTGCCGTGAAGGTGCCGATATTCCGAGCCATCTCGGAGAAGTTGTAGATGGTCTGGTCGGAGTAGTGATTTAGATTGTTCAGAGCGTCTTCGACGTCTTTGAGCGTGGCGCCAGAAGCCTGGGTATTAGCCAGAATGGTCTGAATCGAGTTCAGGTTCGTCTCGTACTCGTGGAACCCATCCAGGATAGGCGCGAATGAGAACGACTTGATCAGCTGTGTACCAGTCTGAGCGGCTCTCGCTCCAATACTCAGCAGAGCACCAGTGGCTACGGTACTGAGTGCGGAGAACTTCCCTGATATGGCTGAGACGCCATTCTCGATCCTCTGAAGAGACGAGGTCGTCTTGTCTGACGTTCCAATGGTCTCACTCAGACCGCTGGTGAACTGACCAAGAGAATTACGACCCGAATCGATCTTCTGACCGAAAGTCGTGACGTGCGAAACCAGCGTAGAAAATCCACTGGTGAATCGGCCGAGAACACCCTGAGAAGCTTGGATCTTCTGGCCGAAGGCCGTAGCTACAACAGAGGACTGCGAAACACTGGATGTGAACCGTCCGAGAGAATCCCGGCTTCGCACCATGTGCTGATCGAATTGTTCGGCGACGGCAGAAACCCCCGCGAGACCCTTCGTAGCACCCTGAAGCTGAAGACCCTTGTTGAGCCGTGCCAGGGTGTTTAGAGTCTGCTGAACACCACGTTCGAACGCAGCATTCTCGAACTTCATTTGAACGACACGCTCGTCGATAGAGCTCACGCGGAGGTCACCGCCTTCCATACCTGATCTGCGATTTGGTCAAAAACCGGTTTCATGGCTGGGTTGATGTAGTCCTGGCCTTGGACGTACCCACCGGTCCCTGTTCCATAGCCGTACTGCAGCATGATGGCTACGGGGAACCCGTTTTCTATGTCATTGTTCGTCCACTTGATCGTGACTGTTTTCCCGGAGTTCTCTATCTCGTAGTCCCAGGAACCAGCGGCCAATCCGGAATCGACTGGCGTCCCCGCAATCAGAGCGGCCACTCCTTGCCTGGCAGATGAGTCCAGGGAGTTGTAGAGGGTACCCTGCTTCATCTTCCGGAGGAATGCTTCGGCGTGCTTGGTGGAGCCGGTGACTGTGAAGTAGATCATTCGGCTCCCATTTTGACTGAGTTAGCTGGCCGATTCGTACGTGAACGACATACGCAGTTGAAGCGCGGTGGTCAGTGCCTGCGGGCGAGACACAGACGTGTCCATTGCCTGCATGGCGTTGTTGGTGGAACTGGTGACGAAGAACGGAGTCATGGTAGTGGCCCCTGAGGACACGATGACCTGGCCTCCCCACCTAGAAGTGTCCAGAAGATGAGCATGGCCAACGTGCGCAATGCTACTGGCCGCCGCCGCGTAAGGAGGCAACGTGAACGACGGAGTTCCGGTACCAAACGTCGTACCTGTCCCCGCGATCAAGTTGACGACTCCAGTGATGGTACGACCGTTCTTCTTGTACCGACCTGTGAGCGTCCCTCCGGTCCCGAGCGCAGGTGCAGTTCCGGTAGTTGTCCATACGGGAACGTAGGACGTCCAGGCTTCCGTGTTGTTGTCCGCCAGAACTACCGACTGCCACGCCGACCAGCTACCAGAAGTCGTGCAGGTGCGAATCCATTCCCGGGTCTTGTTGGCGCTTCCGCCGATGTGTTCGGTGAACGTCTGCCGGGTGAAATCGTCTGAACCCTTGTACGTCCGTACCTCTCCCCATGTTCCGGAGAAGTCCCAGCCCGTGCCATTAGTGTTGTTGTAGTAGATCCTCGACAGGCCTGACGGATAGTTGGCTATCGTCGTGGTCTGGGTGAAGCTGGCCGCGGTCAAGTTGACCAGGAGCATGGCCTCTACCCAAGCAGTCCAGCCTCCGCCGCCATTACTGACGTGGTAGGTCCTCGTCCAGTATCGGGCGAACTGTGTCCCGCCAGCACTGGAATAGAACGTTTGCTCACTTCGATCTGACGTGATGTGAGAAACCACAGTGCCGAGACCGGAATTCGGTGTCCAGGCGGATCCAGTGGTGAGGACCATTACCGAGGTACCAGTTGGGTACGTACTCGGCAGAGCTGTTTCCGCGAGGCTGTTGGAGGTGAGGACACGAACAGACGAAAGACCCGCCGGCGTTACTGCTCGAACTGCATCGGTTCCGGTGGCGGTTTCCGCTGAGGTGGCGAGTTCGACGGCGCCCGAAAGCACAGTTGTCGCACCAGGTACAACACCCGCATCGATCTGCGTTTCGTCGTACTTGATGAGGATTAGATGACCAGCGGTGTCGAAGTCGGCATCGATGATCGCGCCAGCCCGGATAGCCTCCATGGCAGCGGCGGTCATGCCTGTGATAGTAGCCATACGACCACCTTTCTACTCTGAGCTCAGGGTGTAGGTGCTTTCATCGATGAATACCGCGGTGGAAGCGGTGATCGAGAACGTGTCATCATCCAGCATCCGGATAACATCGAACGGCGCCGTAGCAGTCCACGTTCCGTCGCCATTGTCAATAACCGTGAGAGTGGATATGACGTCGTAGGCGGCGATCAGTTCTTCGAGGGTTGGGATTCTCGACTGGTCCTCGTCTGTCCCGTAGAGAATATCCTCAACGGTCGAAAGCACCGATGGATCAGTCGTCCGAGAATCCATCACGATATGAGAAGTGGGCCGGTAGCCTGGCATGGCGGGGGGCTTACACGTGATCTTCCAGCTGAAATCGGTAGGATCTGTCGAATCCTTCAGGGTTCCGTTAGATCTGTCCGATGGAGAAGTCAGCGCATTGTAGATGATGTGAAGCTTGTACCCGAAGGCTTCCGTGTTGTCATTACCTACCATGGTGCGGTAGGAAAGACCGAACGGCTTCCGTCTCTGATGGGTCAGGAACAAACCAGACCGAGGTTCCACACCTCCGTCACACTGGACAAATTCGTCCGGATAAGTGAAGGCGGTTATGGTTCCCTCGTACTCCTCAGCTGAGGGGATCGCCAGGTACTTGACCCCATCGATATAGAACGACTTCGGGTCTCCGCCGGAAGGGCTTTCTTCGATGGATGTCAAACCGTTCCATGGGACACCGGGGTAACCGTCGACGTACAGAACACCTCGGTCAACGCCTGCTTCATAGAAGCGCGAGCCGACAGTATTCCAGTCGAGTCTTGTCATGCCGAATTACCCCCTCTCATCCGGAAGTACCCATTTGGGCTCGTCGTTGTGCGTTCAGCGATCGGTTTTGCTGGGCAGCCTCAGCCTTGCTCATCTTCTTAGGCGGCTTGTTCTTCTCACTGAATACCTTGATGAGCGTGAATAGGCGGTTCAAATGCCAGTCTTCACATTCCTTCGGTATCCCGTAAGAGAACAACCAGTAGTAGACGAGCTCCGCGGTGATGATTTCCCGACTTCGCCTCTGGTTCACATCTTCCCTGAACCAGGTAGCGGTCATCTTTGCGGTGGTATAAGCATCGATCTCTTTGATGTTGTCCTCTGAAAGTCTCTGAAAAACCTCTTCGGGAACATCTTGGGTGAGAGTCATCGCTTTCATGTACCAGAGAATCTCTTCCGGAGTTTTGTTCTCTGTACTCAGGAAGGGCTTCTCGAACTTTGACTCCCATTTTGACAGGGAGACCAGAGAGTGCTCCAATTCAAGTTTAAAACCATCAGCAATTACGAACTCTCGAGTCTCCTCGTTGTATGCTTCAGTCATCGGGACTGTGATTGTGAGCACTCTCTGGCCTCCCTTCTGTCGCGAGGGTTGGCTACGCGAAGGTGATGAGCCACTCGTCCTGAGTCGGCGTCGGGAACTTGTATCCCGCGGCCGGCAGAGCGGTGACGAGCTTGTTCGCGGTGATCGGACCGAAGGTGCCGGTGACGACCTCGCCGTCGATGTAGTAGACGACGCCGGTGACGGTCGGGATGGTGATGATGTCGGTCGACGCGTTGTAGGACGGAGCGGTCGGGGTGGCGACGGTGACGGTGCCGGAGAAGAAGGCGTAGACCTCTGCCGGAGTGGGCAGACGGGGGTCCGTACCAGAGGTCCCGTAGAGCGCGTCCTCGAGGTCGGCCAGAGCACCGGCGTCCACCTTGGTGGAGTCGATGATCATGGTGGCCGTCGGCTTGTAGGCCGTGCCGCCGATCGTGCCGACGTCGATCGGGGTGGTGCTGAACTCCCAGCTGAAGCCGATCGCCTCGGGGGAGTCGTTGACCGTCGCGAAGGCCTTCTCGGACGGAGCCGCGAGAGCGTTGTAGACGAGGTGCAGCTTGTAGCCGAAGTCGTTGAGCTCGGTGTCGTTGCCCAGCTTGGACCGGTAGCACAGACCGAAGGTCTTGCGCGACTGCTGGCCCATGGTGACGCCGGCCTGGAGAGTTGCCGTGCCATCGCACTGGGCGAACTCGTCCGGGTAGGTGTAGGCCTCGATGGTGCCGCCGAACTGCTCGATCGACAGGAGGTTGAGGTACTTGATGTTGTCCGCGTACTGCGGGTTGGACTCGGCGCCGGAAGGCGACTCGGTGAGAGTCGTCAGACCGTTCCAGGCGAATCCACTGTCGTAGACGCCGGACGTGTTCGGTATGTACAGGACGCCTCGGTCGACACCGGTCTCATAGAGCCGAGCGCCCGTCTGGTCCCAAGCAAGCTTGGCCATGATTGACTTCCTTTCAGAAGTACAGATTGAAGACGTAGTGGTGGAGATTATCCGCCGTGAATACCCGGTTCAGGACGGACAACGGCAGCTGAGCGACATCGTCGGGAATCAGCGTATCCGGATTTCGGTCGATCACCGTCAACTGATATCGCTTGAAGCGACTGTAGGGGTGATTGTCAGCGAACTCAGTCTTTGCGTTGTCCAGCGCATAGACGATACATGGGTACGCCATCGAGACATTGGCGGGGGGCTGGAAATACACATTCTCGCTTTCCAGCACCCCCTCAAGGAGTGTCTGAAGTTCAAGCCTTGGGGCCATTGTAGACACCCCCCAACTCCAATATCAGGCGGGGGTACCGGGGCTCAATGTTCGAGACAACCCAGTAAGCCCCCGCCCAAATGACATAACGAATGTTGAAGAAATGCCCGTTGGCATATTCATCAGCAACGATACTGATTGAATTACTCACCGAGAGGTCATTGTTGACGCTCTCACCTTCCCTGAACTTCAGCGAGTTCCTCACCACATCCCCAAAATATGGGAGTTCCGTGATGACGTCCTCGTGCACGCCAGGGGCGGTTTCTACAGTTGCGCCGTATCCCACCTTTCCTGAAAATCGAGTCATGTCTGAGGTTGCCTAGATCAGGCGGGGTTGCGCTTGAACATCCAGGAGTCTTCCTGGTTGTTGGCGAAGTAGTACCCGGACGCCGGGACCGCGTAGACGGTCGTCGATGCGCCGGCCGAGAGGGCGGTCTGAGCACCCGCGGTGAGGGTGGTGGTGCCGTCGTTGCCCTTGTAGACCACGCCGGTGACGGTCGGGATCGTGACGACGCCCGTGCTCGCGACGAAGGCCGGCTTGGTCGGGGTCACCAGGACGTTGGCGGAAGCGGTCTTCTTGATGACGAGGGCGGACTTCGGCCGGACCAGAGCACCCGACATGCGGGTCTCCAGCAGGTAGCGCTGCTGGTTGTAGTCGATGTCGAAGTTGTCGAACATGGTCAGCTCGCCACCGTTGTCGGTGCCGACGTTGTAGTCGTCCAGGTTGACGATGATGCCGATCAGGTTGGCTACCTCCTTCATCGGCTCGACGGTGATGATGTCGCTGACGCCGAGAACCTGAGCGACCTCGCCCTTGTTGGCGTAGTACCGCCGGCCCATGTCGTCCTTGGCCTTCAGGAACTTGTTGAGCTGGGGGATGGTGGTGTAGAAGACCGGAGTGCCGGTGCCCTTGTAGAACTCCATGCCGTCCATGACGGCGTCCACGACCTCCTCGTAGTTCGAGTTCGCGTCGTCGACGTTCACCAGCAGCGTGGTGACGAAGAGCTCGTGGTCGTTCACGATCGAGCGGATGCCGATGCCGTCGGAGGTACCCAGCGGGTCCTTGACCTTGTCGATGTCGTCCGCCGCACGGCCGTCGCCGATGAGGATCGCACGGGCGATCTCCTCCTCGGTCATCAGTCGCATCTCGGCCTTGAGGAAGGCGACGATGTCGAAGTCCGTGATGTCGAGCATGTCGTCACGGTCGAGCTTCTGCTTCTTGTAGACCGTGGTGGGGCTGGTGGTCCGCTTGCTGACGCCGAACCACTCTTCCAGCTTGTAGTTCCCCTTGATGTAGCCCTTGGCACGGGCCGCGTCCTGGGTCAGGTCAGCCGTGAAGGTCTTGATCCGGGAGAACGGGGTGTGGCGGGTGCCGTTGAGAACGGTCGAGACCCACTCGGTCCGGCGCTTGTCGAGGTCGATGGTGCCGGTTGCCATCTTGGCGTCCGGGAACAGGACATCGATGCTCTCGATGCCGTGCTCGAGGGAGTTGATGTAGTTGTTCGCCGCCTCCCTCAGGGAGCCGCACTTGACGGCGTCGGCGAAGATGCCCTTGATGTCGGAGTGGCTGAGCACGTTCTTCTGCTCGCCTTCGTTGGCGTCGTTCTGGTCGAACACGTTGCGCGACATGGTGTCGGCTCCTTCCTTGTGGGCGAGCACGCCCTCGGCGGTGTTGTCGTCGGCGGTGATGTCGGAGTGCTTGGCTGCGGGAGTGACCGAGTCCAGAGCGGCACCGATCAGGTAGTGGACGACGTTCTGCTCTTCCTCGGACATACCGTCGTAGATGTCCTGGACCGTGGCGTCCGCACCAGCGGCGTGCTCGAGGTCGTCTTCCTCGTCGGTGTCGTCCTCTTCGATCTCGTCGAGGGCGTGCTCGAGCTCTTCCTCGGTGTAGAGGATCGCCTCGTCGTCCAGTTCGGAGATCGAACCGTCGCTGTGCTTGAGGTTGACGAAGTCGATGACCGCACCCGGATTGGCGCCGGCGAGAACCAGACTCACCTCACGGATGTTTCCGTGGGTCACCTTCTTGGCCGTCTCCACCAAGTTGTTGGCGTAGATCGACAGGTGCTTGAGGTCGCGGTGCTTGACCTGGGTCTTGGCGAGCTGACCCTTGGGCGTGTCGTTGAAGAACGCGTAGGCGTAGATGCCCTCTTCACGGTGCTCGAGGATCGCGTGACCGAGAACGTTCTCGATGGCGTGGTGGCTGTGCTGGAACACCAGCGGGACCTGCTGCTGGTGCATGTGCTTGAAGGCGCCGGGCATGATGGTTCGGCCGTCGGTGCACTTGAGGCCAGCCTTTGTGGCCCAGCCGCCGAAGTCAGCTTCGATTGCTCCCATTTTGACTGTCTCCTTTCCCTACTTCAGTGTTTTGCTCTGAGCTCCGACGGAAACCGTTTCCGGCGTGGTTGGTAGTGCTGCCCCAAGACCCATGTTGGTTCCTGGCTGCGGCATGTTGCTGTTGATCAGTTGATCAGCCTTCGGATCCTTGGAGGGCTTGAAGCCGATTCCCTGGCGGATCTCATTCGCCGACAAGATCTCGTTCCTTGTGAACTTGTCCGCGATCTCAGCGATGACTTCCATCGGAACGAGCTTGAACGGATCACGGAAGTACATGATCGACTGGTTCTGAGTCCGAGCCGTCTTGGTCAGGAAGGTGCGCTTCATGGACTCTGCGATCGCCTGGATCACTGGCTCGATAGTCCGGACGAAGTAGTTCAGCATGACCTTCTCGTCGGCCGTGCCGTTCATAACCTCCGGCGTCAGACCAAGTTCTGTGTAGAGCTTGTCTGTCAGGTACTTGATCTGTTCAAGAAGGTTGTTGTCGACCGGACGATTCAACTGAGTGATCTTCTCAGTACCGTCAGTGTAGGCGATGCCGTACTTACTGCCCGTCAGCTGGAACTCGATGTCCTTGCGGCGCTGTTCTGCCTGCTGACGCCGAAGATCGCTCTTGACCACATACGGAAGCTGGATGATCATGTTCAGCTTACCGGAGCTGGAAGCCTCGTCCACTGAGTCGAGCATACTGAGCTTCCGCATAAGACGCTGAAGCGTAGAACTCGGCTCGTTCATCACTGAGTAGAGAGGATTCTCAATGATGGCAGTCAGACTCTTCGGAACGGTTACTATCTTGCGTTCACCGTTGCGCTGATCGTAGAGACTGACTCGGACATGCTCTGGTTGCCATCCGACAATTTCTCCGACGCGAAGTTGCAGGATAGAGAAACCCGCAGTGTCGTTAGGGTCGAGATCTGTTTCAACCGGAACGACAGCGGCTAGACCTTTCTCGAACAGCGTCATTGCCATGTCCTGACGGAACTGGCGAGGACCTTGGTCGAGGTTCGGATCGACAGTCAAACAGTCCTGAAGACCGCTTGAGATATCGTTCAAGTACCGGCCGTCGTCGTCTGTTCGGACATGCCGGATGTCAACTCCGGAAACATCTATACCGAGACGAACATAGATCGATGAGATGATGGAGCGTTCGTTCGAATACGAAGACCTGCCGCGGGACGGAGGACTGTAATACCCGAGACTGCTGCCACCGGTCTTATGCAGACTGTCGAAGTAGTTCGGATCGGTGAAGACGTTCCAACTGTGCTTCAAACTCTTAGAAACACGGGAAAACAAGGTTGCCATTAGTCACCTCCTTTCTGGAAATATGGCTCGGAGCTAGCCGATCCCCATGTCTCGGAGAAACTTCTTGGCAGCTTGATGGCCGTTTGGGTCGGAGATCTTGGCGTAGGCCTTCTTGCCCGCGTTGAAGATCGTCTTGTCGATTCCGGTCTTGTGCGCGTACAGAGCACCACCGACCACGATTGCGGTGGCTGCGGATGCGTACTGCGAGTTTCCATTGAGGATGTGGCGAGTCCCCCGGATGCCTCGACCAGCACTGTTCTTGACATCCTTGCGCTTACGCTCGCTTCGAGCCTTGGCCGCGTGGACAGACATGTCCTGTTGGCCTAGGTGATGATCGAAAGCCTGCTTGTACGCGGGGTCTTTCTTACTCCGACCCTCAACAGTGGCCTTGATCAGCTTGCGCCGGGTACCAGCACCTTGACCGAAGAATTGCTTGGCTCTGGCGAATTCCTTGGCATCCCTCTTGGCGGTGTTGTTGGTGCTGCGAGAAACACCAGGAGGCCCATCGTGGCGGACCCCCCACTTCATGCCCTTGATTCCGTAGTGAGCTAGTTCACCCGGGGAGGTTTGCTCCCATTTTGACATGAAAGAGACCTCCCTTAGAGGTTGGTGATCTTGAAGGCGCCCTTACGGTTTGCCTTGGAGTAGGTGGGACCTGACGTTGCAGTTCTGGGAAGCCCCAGAGTTTCAGCCGCCGAAGCACGACCTCGGTTGGTTTCGGCTCGCACAGCAATGGTCTGTACGAGGACCGGGCCGTAGACCTTCACCATGTCATGAGCCACACCTGCACCGATTAGAGCGAGACGGATCTTGGTCTTGTACGACCGCTCCCTCTTGCGTGCCTTCTCCAGAGTCATGCCCTTGTTCAAGCGGCGATTGATCCGCTTGACTCCAGCCTGACCGTGCTTCTGTCGGTCCGTGGCCTGCTGACCGCTGGTGTAACTGGAATGGGTCGGAGTGTTCTTTCGGACACCCCAGTGCATCCCCTTCACACCGTAGTGGACGAGGTTAGGGGGCATAGTCGGTCTTCTTGTTGGCGGCAGCGATCAGACTCTGAAGGTTCACCGTTCCGTAGGCCTTGAGAATGTCACTGACCTTGGCCTTGCCGGTGGAGAGACGTTCGATCTGTCCTCGGTAGTTGGCGGCGCGACGAGCGGATTCGTTCTTCAATCCCCTCTGCACGGCCAGATTGTGAAGACTCGACCCGCCGAGGGAAACGACCTTGTCGGCGAGCGAACCCTTACCGCTGGCAACCCGCTCAAGACGCGATGCCCGCATGTTGAGGTCCCCGGTTCGAGCCTTCCGGACACCCCACTTCATTCCCTTCACGCCGTAGTGAACAAGCTCACCCGGCGGAGTTGTCTGCTGTGTCATTCGAACTCTTCCTTGTGGAGCTTGTACGCTATGAAAGCGTCCATCAGGGCGGCGACGTTGTCGATCTTCGCTTCCTGTCGCTTCTTAAGAAGCTTCCGGTTGCCGTTGGTGTCTTCCATGGTGATCGCGTTGCCCATGGCAAATGTCATGAGCGCTTGATCAAAAATGAGAAGCCGTTGACCACTAAGAGCCTTGAGTTCCCCAAGCGGGACAGACTCAGTCCTCGCCCCCTGAATCACTTTCTCGATTGCGTGTGGGCCGTTTTCCGCTTCCCAGCGGGCTACGAACTCCTTAGCGTTGTACGGGTCAAAGCCAAATGCGCGCACATCATAGGCAGATTCCTGGATGAAAGCATCCAGATCATCAAAGACTTCTATCATGTCGAGAATCGTTCCCGGCATGACATGGAGACTTTCTTCACCGATGAACTCTTCGTACTTCTGGCGCATAGCCCCCGGGAGCTTCATCAAAGTCAACTCAGTGATGTAGCTCCGGGTCTTTACTCCGAACTTTCCATCCCGAAGGGGGAAGAGGAAAGTGAATGCACAGAAGTCGTCGCCTTGGGAGAGGTCTGCACCCAGAGCACAAGGCATCTCCCAGAATTCCCGATATGGATGAGGTAGCGTTTCTTCGTAAGTGAAGAAGTAGGTATAACCCTCCATCGGGATCCCGAAGCGCTTAGCCAAGATGTCATTCCTGGCAGCTGGGGCTTTCTCGGCTCGTTCAACATCGAGTTGGTAGACGTCATACGTCACCGTCTTTCCGAGGTTGGGATTTGCCTTGACCCACATGGATGGGTCGGCTACCTCTTCCAGCTCGTCAAGCTTGTAGTGAAATATCGAGACATGGGGAGCGTTGTACTCGCCCTTGAGAATGTCTTGAAGTTCCAGCTTGATCGTGTCACCGCTGCCGTTACGAACGGTCCCCTCGGAACTGACAGCCACGATGAGGTAGTCGTCAAGCTTCGAAGCACCCTGCTCGATCGCGCCAATGACGTCTTCTCGAAGATCTCCGGAAAGCCACTCATCTACAGTGGCAACCTTCGTCCTGAGACCCTGGAGTTTGTTGATGGTCATGGGGCGGACTTCGAGCATTGAACCAGTGAGGAAGTTTTCGACACCCTTCTTAGTGGCTGCCAACTTCACTCGGTTAGCCCTGGAACCAGTTGTGTTCTGGAGCGAACCCTCAGTAAGAAATGAGAAGAGGGGGCCACGGCTTCGAATGATGGAAGTCCGTACAGGAGACATGACTTCGTCAGCCTGCTTCATCGTCGGAGCTGTGGTGATCTGATGGGTCGTAGCCGCATCGATGTTGAGGAAATAACTCTGCAGACAAGACTCGTAGAGAGACTTGGCCGCACCTCGAGCCACGATTAGATACTGCTTGGTTGTCAGGCGCTTCTTGATCACCTTGTCGACGTACCGACCACCAAGTTTGTCTGGTGACGGTTCGTAGACACTTCGGTTGACGAAGTAGTACCAGCAGAATATCTGTTCTGCCCACAACTTGAACGAATCGAGCAAATACAGATCGCTACCGTCGGTGAGCGTAAGCTCGCCTTCGCAGTAGAGAACGAACCCTTCAACCGGAGCCGGATCGTAGTAGATGTTCGGGTTGTCGATGAGTGCATCGATACGGTTCATCTCCAGGGAGATCTCCCGATTGACGGGAATATCACCGCGCATCACTGCGTCACGAAACCTCCCGTAGTAGTAGGGAGTTGCCGTGTTCGACAGAGCCATCGTTAACCCTCCCTTCTACCTGCCGTTGGTGTAGTGGTTCTTCGCGTACTTGACGGCTATAGCTGTGCCTGTGGCAGCTGCGGAAGAACCTCCGCCAGTGTAGGCAGCAGCACCTACCTTGGCTGCAACGAAGGCACCCTTGAGTCCCTTCACGATCGCCTGTCCGGTGGGTGTTGCGGCGAACCTACGAGCATTCTCGATGGTCGCCCCCAGCTTGAGGATCTTCTGGGCGTTCTGAAGACCTCGGTCGAGATCACTCTGACTGGACGTCGTCATGGTGTGGTACTGACGCTCCAGGTTCATCCGAGTGATGAGACCCTGAAGTTCCTGGTTGCTGAGAGCTCGTGTACCGCCGGAGTTGATCTTGGACTGGGCTGAATCGGCAGACTTGGCGTCGGCAGAAGCCTTAGGCGCGGAGCCCGATGAACCACCGCTTGATTCGGACTTGTGGACACCCCACTTCATACCCTTCACACCATGGTGAGCGAGGACGTTGCTCACTGCAGAGCGGCCTAGTTCGATCTGAGACATTGCAACCTCCATGCCATAGTTATAGGATTTGAGCGGGAATGTGGGACCTGTGTAGTCACCCGTCCACAAAGCAATCCGGTCGAAATCGACAGAGTAGATCGTCGACAATCCAGGGGTCTGCTTCTTTGCCGGAGTTCCAGGAAAACCCAACGTCAGATGCGGATTCCACTCAGGGAACTGGTCGGTCGAGTGATACGCTGCTGAGATGAGCGGATCTTGAAGAAGATGGGACCGGAACGTTTCGATGTTCTTTGTCCACATCTTACTAAAGAAAAGAACATCTGCGCTTTTGTCTCCGAGTTCACCCCGGTTTTCAACACTGAGAGAGAACCGCGAGAGCATGGAGGAAGCGTGCCCCACATACTCTGTGATGTGAGCGAGTTCTGTCGGATTGAACTTGTTGTCACCCAGGTACAGAAGTGTCAAGTGAGGTTCTTTTTCACTCGAAACTTGTCGTACGTAGTCATCTTCGGACGGGAGAGCGACTATTACAAGTTGGGATCCGTCCACGAAACTGCCTCCCTGACTACATTGAGGCGCCACTCGAGTTCTTCGATCTGCTTCTCCATCGAGTCGATCACGAAAGACGTGTTCGGCGGATCGAACAACAACCGAACTCGGAGGTAGACGTAAGTCTTCACCGAATTCAGTTTATTGTCAGTGACGAAGGCGTCCCACGTGGTAGTGGCATCTTCGATCATGAAGCCGTTATCGGGTCCGATTCCGACCTGAGTGAGAATCGAGAATACGGAGTTGGTGTGAAGTATGACATCCACGTCAAACGACGTGTCACTCTCGGCTATGCCGAGAATCTTCTTGACACTGGTGAGTATGCTCTGTGCCACGTGGGACACCTCCTCTCATTTTGACGGGATTAGCCCCTGACGTTCACCAGGTGATTGACTTCCCGCTGGACATGCGCCGGGTCGTAGCCCGCGGCCTTCAGCTTCTTGGACCGCTCGGGGTCGTCGCCCCACACACCTCGGTAGACCTCGTCGGCGAGCTGCTTGTACGTCTTGGGTCCCTTGGGGCCCGTGGCAGCGTGGTTGTCGTTGAGCAGACGGTTGACCTCGGCCTGGACCTTGCCGGGGTTGTAGCCCTTGGCGATCAGGCGGCGTCGACGATCGGGACCGTCACCGTACTTGCCGGCGAGGACGTCCTTGGCGATGTCGGTGATCGTCTTCTTGGCGGGGGTGGAGGAGCCCGAGGAGGAGGGGGTGGACTTCTTCGCCTTGAAGCTGTCGTAGGCGTCCTGGGCGGCCTTGAGGACCTTGGCGTAGATCTTGTCCATGTACGGGCCGGCGCAGGCCGTAGATGACCAGTGATGGTGGTAGAAGAAGTTGTCCTTGGTGGGACGCGGCGTACCGTCCACCACCTTGGCGAAGAGCCAGCCCGCAAGACGAGCGGCACTCTTCCAGGTGACGTCAGCGACAGTCCAGCCCGGTGCGAGCGTGGCATCCGCCATCTCGATGGAGATGGTCTCCTGGTTGCCCTTGGCGTTGCCGACGGCCCAGGCGTACTCATTCACCCGGACGTATTGGGCCACGGCACCGGCGGAGTCGACATCGAAGTGAGCTGAAGCCGGCCGCGTCTGCCAGACCTTGAGGACGCCCTCGTGCGAGAGCCGGCCGCCGTTGTGATGGAGGGTGACGGACTTCTTCTTGTACGGCGTGTGAGTGACGTGGCCCGTGGCGCTCAGCTTGTCGATGAGGTTCTTGACGGACTTGTCGTAGGCGATGGTGGCAGTCACTGAGTGACCTCCTCTTCGGAACCGACGTTGTCGTCGCTCTCCTCTACGGCAGGCTCGTTGTCGCCGGCGAAGTTGTTCTCGACGTCGTCCTCGGGGAACCCGTCGAAGTCGCTGGCCGGGAGATCGTTGTCGGAGTCGTCACCAGCGTCGGTATTGGCGAGCGCCAACTCCACGTCGGTATCGTCGTAGTTCGGCTGAGCGTCAGCCATAGGTACTCCTTCGTAGTTTGAGCGTTCGAGGTAGTGAAGTATGTCGATGCCATAGACACCCACGAGTATCACCAGAGTTTCGTGTCGCCCGGTCTGCGTTCTACTAGAGGGCGAGGAAGCATTCTCTCGTCGCCATAGTGGATGGCATTATGAGTGTTGTGGGATACGGTGATCAGGTTTTCAGGGTCAAGGATGCATGGATCCCCTGACTCAATCTGACGCATTGTGATCGGGTTCAGATGGTGAATATAGAGACCCTTGTGGATCTCGTACCCATCGATACCCATGTCACATCCGTTGTCTCTGACAATGATCCCATGACGGGCATTACGCCATTCCCTTGACGTGTAGAAAGCTTGGTTGGCCCACCGATCAAATCCGAAAGTCGATTCGCCGACTGTTCCGCGGAGTGCGAGATAACGGTATCGCTCCAGGAACGTTTCAAGTCGGTTAAGTTCGGAATACGATCTAGCCATCCCCGTATCCGTCATCAACGTCCTCGCTGGGTACTCCTTGATACCCGCGGAAGGCGTCCATCGCCTTGGCGTACATGGCTTCCAGCCGCAGCGTCGAGCCCATCGCTTCGATCTTGGCTTTCTGTAGTTCGACCTCTCCGGCCAGGCGCCTTTGCTCTAGCTGTTCTCGGGTAGAACCGAGTTTCAGATAGTGCGTAATGACCTGAGCGGATGCCGTACCATCGTCCATCTGACGTTCAGCGAGTCTTTCAGCCTTGGCGATGAGCTGACTTTCCCGAGCCTCAGGAGTTGTAGCCGGCTTTCGCCGATTACGATTTGGGTCGGATGGAGATACGTTTTGTCGGCGAACAGTCACAGTTTTCAACTCCTTCCTTGTCGGTTCACATCTAGAACGCAGAGGGTTACTATGCGGTTTGTACCCAGTTGTGGTTGTAGGGCGCGTACGTGGCCCTGTCCCAGACAGTGCTGAGAACCTTGGTCGCGTCTCCGTTGATGGTTTCTGACCCGTCCGGAGTCACCGTGCAGGTGTGCCCCGAAGCAGTTGCTCCGAGAACAACCGTGAGAGGCTTCGTCCTGCCATCGGCAGTGGGGAGATTCAGGACTACATTTCCCGCGGTCGCGTCAACTATCACCAAGGTGGTGAAGGTGTCGACGTCCCAGTCAGCACTGACCCCCTTGTTCGGGTACCACTTGGTCAGAAGGGTGATGTTGAAACCGACCGGGTGGTCTGTGGTGAACGTGTCCTGATTGATGTCCCCCATGAGGTACATCTGACCAGTGACAGACAGCGACGCAACACCGCCGTTGTTGTCACCGATCTTGAGCGTGCCTTCGGTGTCAAGTATCAGATGCAGATAAGGGCCATTGCCGCCCGAACCTGCTCCGATGAAGTAGACGAAGTATGAACACGCTTCGATGGAAACGAACCCGTTGACGCCGTGCGTAGTACCCACCGACGACCAGTAGTTGCCGACGATGCAGAGCCCTGCCCAGCCATACAGAAGTCGGACGGAGAACATGTCCGTGTGTTCCGACACCCACACATCGTACGTGTACCCACCGTGACAGGTGGAGTTCGTCATGTAGGACAGATCGTTGTTGCCGGCAGTCGGAAGGTAGAGACCGATCACCAAGCCTGTGCCGTAGAGACTTACCGATCCGATGCCCTGGGGAACGGTGGACATCGAGCCCCAGCCGAACCGGTCTACACCGCCCGATGCACACGATGCGAGGTAGGCCGCGCCGATTCCGATGCCATCCGTCGTGTGGGTGGTACGGATCTGAAGGTTCTTCAGAGTGACCTGGACGTTGTTGAAGAGGGCGGCCTGGGTGTAACCGAACGGCTCCGTCGGGCCGCCGAGCATGCTGCTGTGACCGTAAGCGTTGATGTCTGTACCCTGAGCCGACGCAGAAGCGTAGGTGTAGTACGACACGAACGTGGAGCCGCCCACGTTGGGAAGCTCGGTCTCCCAGTGCTGAGTCGCGGAACCGTCAGAAGCCCCAACGATGTCCAGGACCAACTTGGGTCCCGTGGTGGGCCATACCGGAATGACGACCTGACTGTTACCCTGCCCAGAATTCGTCAGGGGGCCGGCGATGACGAAGTGGTCCTTGGCAGCCGACGGAATTTGCAGCTGGACCTTGCCGCCGTGAAGAAGGGCGTATGCCTCTGCCCGGTCGATGTCATCCTGGAACACGGCCGTCTCGTCAGTGCCGTAGCACATCATGACGTCCGTCACCGTTGTGGTGACGTTCCGGTCGAGATCGACGCTGTCGTTCGAGTTCACCGTGACGATGTGACCAACGAACGTGCAGACACTTGCCGAGGCCGCCTCGTACAGCAGGACCTTCTTGCCCACGTCAGTCGACACGAAACCGGTCCAGCCCGAGACCGTTACGGTACTGCTGCCAGAGTCGCAGCTCGCGCCTGCGAGGGTGATTCCGTCACCGACGAGGTTCGACATGACAACACCGGAGGGTGTTGCGGATGCACCTGTCGCGACTTCGTCGTCGACGTACTTCTTGGTGGCGAGATCCTGGTCTTCGACTGGATCCTTGAACGGACCCTGAGGAAGATCGGCATAGGTCTTTACCAGTGGCATGGGGGCCTCCAGGGGATGTGTTACCAGGGGTTCTTCAGGGGTCTTCTCGCTACGGCGGGATTGCCGATTAGCCCCAGAATGGTGCGAGAAGACCCCAGAGCAACCCCTGGGACCAAAAACTTTTGCCCAAAAGTCCCGCCGGGGCTATTTTTGGTGGACGGGCGATGCAAAGGGGGGTGTATTTTTTGAGACCCCTCCCCCCTACCTTGATCAGATAGGCAAAAAGGGAGAGAACTTGTAGCTCGGTTCATGTTGCGGTCCGAGGTTAGTCGGTGGGGGAAGGTTCGCGGTTTGGGGGAAACCGAAAGGAACCTTGACTAACCTCGGACCTGTCATGGAAGGTGCGCTAACCGTTTGACGGATCAGCGACCTTGATGTGAACACCTGACACGTTCTCGGTAACGATCTCTTCGATCGCGTCCTCGATGGCTTGACTCTGCAGTTGGTCGCTGAGTTCGTCAGATGTTCGTACTACACGGGCAAGGAGGGATAGAGAGTGGTATCCCTCTTGTGAGTCCCATTCGTACCACTGATCCCATTCAGACCAAGGGTTGTATGGGTTGTCCTTGGTACTGAGCATGTGTTCCGTAGACATCACGAATCACCTGCAATGGCAGACTTGAGCGTGTCAACAGAGACACCAAGCTGATTAGCTACCTCAGCCAAGGTGTGCTTGTCTCCGATGAGCATGAGCCTGGCACGACTAAGATCAGCTTCGTTCATAGCTGGCTTCTCTCTCGGTGTGGCCAGCTTCTTGATCTTCTCCACGTCAGCGTTGTCAAGGATCTTGTTGAGCATGGTCTTGGTGATCGCACCCGCTTGGATGGCTTCCCATTCCCTGGGTTCGATCGTGACCAGATCCTTGCCTGCACCTACTCTTCTACGGGCATCCTCAAGTTCTTTGGATTTCAGCTTCTTGATTTCAGCTTTATCCATCTCAGGATTCGCCTCCTTCTTGAGACGGAACCGGGCATTTGCAATCACCTGGGCCTGTCGTTCGAGGGGGGCGTTACGAAGAGCATTGTTCAGGTTAGCCTGAAGCATCTTCACTTCCTCCGCATACGCTTTGTTAGCGCGCGGAGAGTACTCAATGTCCTTGGTCTCCAGCATCTCTTTGCGAGACATGTTGGCCAAGGCCTTGAGCTTGTTTGAGTACTCAGCGTAGACGTGTTCGATCGGCCTGCCTGAAGAGAGAGAGTGCGCGTCGTCGGTGAGAGCAAGCTTCTCGATCTTAACGGTTTTCTGCTTACCGTTATAGTACTCTTTGCCTGTCTCTACATAGACGCGCTTACCCGTAAGACGATCGATAGGACCGCCTTCATCAGCAGGGCGAGGCTTCCGGTCTGGAACTGTCTTTTCAGAACTAGCCAGAGAGATGAGAGTCGAAGCTCCGCCTTGCGGGCCTCTCTGGTACTTCTTCATGAGCTGCGAGATGCCGTTGTCCTGGGCCGACTGTTTCCAGTTGAGACCATGCTTCTCTGCATCGATGACCACCATTGAATGGCGGACAGCCCGAGCAAGCTCATCATCGAACGCGCCCTTGATGGTCATGTCGGTGATGAGGTTTGACACGAGACCCATTTGCATGGCTTTGGTCTTGGCGTTCATCCGAGGGATCGGACTATCGGCAGGAATCTTGTACTTCTGTGGGTCGAAACCCTTCAGACCTTCGAGAGCCGGCGATGTCTGGATCTTCCCATGATTGTTAGGGATGACCAGTACAGTGTCGCCATCGAAGTCCGCACCAGACAGTCGTTCGGCTACCTTGCTGTGGATGCCGATCGCGTCAGGAGCATTGCCCAGAAGTTTCTTCGCCTCAGGGTGACGGTTGTTTACCCTGAGTTGGGGGATCTCGAACTTCCCACCATGAGGAAAGCGAACCAAGACTACTTGCTCACCGTCGTTGAAGGTAGGCGCGTAGACCTCGTTTTCCTTCATCGAGTTGATGGGCAGTATGACCTTGGTCGCCTGTCGGGGCATCTGTGCGGCCTTGAGATGGACCGCCGAAGAGTCTGCTGAATCAGCGAACTTCTCCAGGAGATGCTTCTTAACAGTGTCGTTGGTAGTCGCCCTGATCTCGTCAAGCTCACGAAGTTTGCCTTCGTAGGCCATGTCGAGTTGGTTCTTCGCCAGGGCAGGCTTTTGTTTCGACAACATCTGAGACGAAAGGTTTCGGGACCACTGGTCCCATTTACCTTCTTCGTTGACGATATTCATCGTCGACTCGACAACGCGGTTCCCGTGTTCGTCTCTGACGTCTGTTCCGTCAGGATGCTTCTTGTAGACCTGATCGCGAATGTTGGAACCGAAAGGATCGTCCTTCGAGATCTCGCCCGTCAGATTGTCCTTCTGCATCGGTTTCATCGCATCGAGCTTGTTCCCGGTGTTCTTCTTGTTCGTGTTGAACACGAGATCAACGCCAGGAGGGAAGTCCTTCGGATCGCCATACATCGCCATGCCCTTGAGGTAATGTGTGCCGTCTACAGCAACACGCACCTGGGCATAACGTCCCTTGCCGAGCGCTACGTCGTTCACGCCAGGACGAACATAGATCACGCCGTCAGCATCGGTACCACCTTCTTCAGCGTAGCGAATCTTCACTCGCTTGGAGCTGATTGAGATGGGGGGCTCGATGCGGTCGTAGCTACGACCTCCGTCAGTCGACTTGAGCATAGCCGGCTGGATCAGTTCCCGGTTCTTCAAGACCTCTTGGAAGGTCGTGCCAGGAGCCGTAAGAACCTTCAGAGAGGTGTTCTTACCGGTTCCGAGCTGCTCGACGGTGAGCCGGTGAAGAACGTAGCCTTCGTCTTCGAGAAGACGTCTGGCGTCCCTGAGCTTCTCAGCACTGATCCCCAAGTGAAGCTCTACGCCCTTACCAACATCGACGTACTTCTTTGTGTCGACCTGAGCACGAAGCATTTCGGAAGTGGCAGCAAGAACATTTTCCTTGTCCTTGCGGCCAGGCTTGAGAAGGTTTCCGACCGTAGTGTCGGGGATCCCCATCTTCTGCCCGATAGCGACGTTGGAAAGTCCCTTGTCTCGGAGACGCTGAGCTTGGATGATCAGAGCCTGGTTTCGCTCTTCCTTCGCCATTGCGACGGTGGTGCGAAACTGTGAGACTGTCAGACCGAAACCCTTGGCGATCTCGGTGTCTTTCACACCTTGGGCTCGGAGGTCCTTCACACTGCTCTGGAAGGTAGCCGCACGCTCGTGGGGTGTTTCACCCGAACCCCAAGGGTAACGTCCAGACTTCCGCTTGATGCCGTAGTGCTCGACATCATCGTCTGCCTTGACGACCGCACCAGTAAGCGCGTTGTACTCGTCCTCATCGATGATCAAAACAGACCCCCCATTCGGCGCTTCTCTTCGATTCGCTTGTCCGATGTGTAGATCATGTCTACGGTGTGTGCGAGGTATTCGAGATCGATGTCGCAGTAGATGACTTCGCCTTGGTAGATGCGAAGTTCGCCCTCAATCTCGAACGGTCGGAAGTCGTACTCCAGACAGAAGAGTGCGGCGTAGACATACAGCTGATCCATGGACGCTTTGGAGGTGCCCGTCTTCAGATCGTGGACCCGAAGGAACATGTTGTCTTCGTCGAACGAGATGGCGTCAGCTTGTCCGTAACAGTTGAACGAGTAGAACAACGCCTGTTCCGGCGTCATCCTGAGATCGATGGCGTCATTCACATAAGCCGCTAGTACCGGATATTCATCGTCCGGCATGAGCTTGATGCGCCTTCGGATGTTTCTGGCAGCGGTCTCGTGAAGCTCAGTACCCAGTGCAGCCGCCTGAGCGGTCGTCAGACGGTCTTCCAACCGTTCCTCGGTCCACCGGAGCCAGGCAGGACTTGAGGGGCTCAGAAAGGCGTGTGTGCCTTCGAGCTTCGCATGGGTGTTAAACCCCGAGAAGCGCGCATTGTAGAGCACGAAGGACTTCCTCTTCGTTCGAGGGATAGACGAAGGCCGCAAACGACATCCCGTCCAGCTTCCGGACATAGTAGTCCTGGTTCGGCTGAGACGGGGCACGTTCGCTGGCCTTAACTTCGAGAAAAGCATACCGGTCTTCGTAGAAGATCACGAGGTCCGGTATGCCTTGCAAGTAGCCTGGGTCGTTCTTAAGAATGACGCAGTCTGGAAACAGAAGCCGAAGCTTTTTTATCAGCTCCGACTGGTACCTGGATTCCGTCATGCGTCACTCCGTTCACGACAAAAATATGAGGCTTGATCTACCCCTTCTATCATAGTGCATGTATTTCTTACGGGTTGGTATCTGTCGGTCAGAAGTGGATCCGGAACCTTTGATAGGTCGGCCACGCGTAGGTCCTGCTTGAGACAGACTTGACTATCTCGGTGTCGAGTAGACCGAACTTGATCGCGGCTTCCCAGGAGGTCTTGAAGACCTCACCTGTTTTGAACTCCTGGATTGGACGGTCGATACCTTGCGTGTCTGACTTGAACTGATGGAAGTACCTGAGTGCGTACCAGCGAGGGCGCCACATAAGATTGTCAGCACGGTTGTTGATCCGATCTCCGTCGAGGTTTATGGGGGTATCGAACGTCAGCGAGCGTGCTGACGTGACGAAGGCTGTGGCGACCAGTACAGTCACCGACCGCTTGTACTGAGTTCCGTCTCGGTTGAAGCTGACGTTGACTATGCCACGCTGGTTCACGTGACGAGTCATCATCCATCCGAACTCTTCGTTTCGAACGAAGCCTGTGTTGCTCACCGAATAACTCGGGAACTCGAGTATCTCTCGCCATTCTTCTTGCATGGTACCCCACCTTGCACTTTCTTGGTTGTGCTGTTCTTTGGTGCTCAGACTTACAGGATCACGGGTTAGACGTTGTTTTTGCCGACTTTTCCGCCACGCTTCGCTCTTGAAACGGACATTTGCAGGCGTTTTGCAAGAAGTCGGGCGCGTCTGTCAGTTTGCCAGTTTTTTCGAGCAACTTCTCTATATAATTACTACTTGGTATCTGTGTTAATTTATAGAGAAGTTGATAAAAAAAACTGGCAAACTGACAGATTGAAAACCCACAACGCTCTGACCTGCAGCTTTAAAAAATCGTAAAGCCGCATATCGGGACAAAGTTGGGCGTCAGTTTCGTTTTGAAACTGACAGTAAACTGACAGATGGCCTCGAAACTGACAGACCTTTTGACCTGGTTGTCGCAAAGCACACCAGAACATCCGTAAATGTCTACTTAGTCCGGGTTGGTTCCATAGTGCCCCATGACATCCGTAAATGCCCGCATCACCCAGGTTAGTGGTACTTTAGCCACCACAGATCTGTCAGTTCTGCCAGCCATCTGTCAGTTTGTTGTCAGTTTCGTTTTGAAACTGACAGATCAAACACCCTCACGCTGCCCTCGAAAATAGCCCGACTTTCTTCGCATAACGGACTTCGTTGAAGCTTTTCTTGGCCTTCAACGACTCCATCACAGCCACGTCCACATCCGAATCCGCGAGCAGTATGTAGTAGTACAGCACCGAAAACGGAGTGTTAAGACGGTCGATTCTGCCGTGTGCTTGGTGCCATTGCTTGTACGAATACGTCAGCGAGTAGAACAACATCGCGTCAGTCGTCGTACAGTTCCAGCCCTCAGCGCCGGCGGTGTACTGGACGAGATACACCCACCGATCCGTGTCCGGAACCTCCTCGTGCCTGTGCCCGTTCCACTCCGCTACGGTGACTTCTTCGGCCAGCTGACGAAGCTCCATCAACTCATAGTCGAAGTTGTAGAAGACGATCAAGCGAGGGTGTTCCTTCATTCTTTTCCGCACCGCGTGCAGGCGAGACGGGTCCGAATACACGACCTTACGCCTGAGGTAGAAGAACTCCGCAAGACTCCGAATCGGTCTTTCGGCGTAGGGGTTCCATCGTTCCCGCGAGATACTGCTGAGGAGTTCTGGGTTATGCACCACTGCAACACTCTGTGTGATACGTGTGGTATGTCGTTCATAAGGCATGTGTACGAGAAGCTGGTTTCTTAGCTTCGCGAGCTTGTTCACGTTGTGGTACTTCTTGACTTTCGGGAACTTGCTGTAGCCGTCGTACTCTACGTGCTGATCCTTGAAGTCAGTTCTGTTCTTGTAAAACCCATTCGCGATGAACACGGACATATAGTCCAGCCAGTTGTCCCCTGGCGTGGCACTGAGCAGTATCCACGTGTTCTTGTTCTGATCCTTAGCGATGAACTCGAAAGACTTTGTCCATGCTCCGCTTCCAACGAGCCGTTGCTCATCGAAGATGAAGAAAGCGCCGCGGACGTTCTTGTACTTGGCGATA